ACATTTGACACTCCTGTTACATTTAATGAGTATATTACAGTCAATGGTGGTGAAAATGGTGATCAAACAAGCACCTTTAACTCACCTGTAACTATTAATGTTGGTGCTGACGTTAGAGACTTAACACTAGGATTGCCTAATGTTGGTGTTCTATCTTCACTGAAGGTTGTATCTAATGTATCATCTACTAAGGATGATGCAACTCTTGATAGAACTGGAATGACGAAGAATCGCCAGACTAATGGTGATATTCTAATTGCAGGTAACAGAGTAACAGCTGGCGTATTCCAGTTCAACCAACGTGGTTCACTTGGATCTGGTCAAGGTTATAAGATCCAGACACATGCTGTTTCATCTGTAGCATCTAATATTACTCCTGATCAGGATGGAACTTATGATGCATCACAGGTTGTTGCATATGGTGGAGCAGGTGCTCCTCTAACTGGAGACATTTTACTCAAGGGTGAGTCTGTAGGAAATAGTGGTTCACTTGGTTGGATATTCTCTAATTCCTTCACAACAGTCACCTCTCAGATTGAGAAGTTTATATTCAATTCTACTAGAAATATTACTATTCAGTGGAAGTCTGGTGTAACTAATGGAAATGTCATATCTGGTGGTTTAAAAGCTGGTCAGGAAATTAAGTTATCAGGATTGACTGAGAACAAACTTAATGGAACCTTTATAATCAATACTGGATTTACCAATGGTGGTAATACATGTACATTTAGTATCAATGCTAATGATACTATCTCAGCTGGTGAGTTAATATTTAACAATACTAATACACCAAATGCTATAGTAAAACTTGCAAATGCTTCTTGGAAGGAAGTTGGTGTACTTGGTGCTCAGACAATAAGAACTGATACACAGACTATTGGTGAATTTAAGATTGGTATTAACACTGTTGCTCGTGCTGCTCATGCTGATTATTCAGAAGCGTTTGTATCTGCTGCGACTGATCCTCGTGCTAACTTAGATGTTGTTGGTACTGCATGGATTAGTGGTAAGACTATTGCAGACTTTGCTGCTCATACAACATATGCAGCAAGAACTCAGACTGCTCAAGACCATGCATTCATGGTTGGTGGTGATAGTTCTTCTCCACAAGCAGCAGCAACATTCAGAGTTTCTACTACAAATAATGGAAGAGTTGGTATTAATACAACTCTAGCAAACATGAACAGTGCATTGACTGTTACTGGAACTTCTGAATTTACTGCTAGTGCTATATTCCAAGACGATATATCAGTCAATGGTGGTGGAGCTGGTAGTGCTAACACTGCTGACATTAATACAACCATTACTGATGGTACAGCAACACTATTCAATAACAATACATTTGTCGGTCTAACAACTGGAACCAGACCAACTCAAGGTCTATTGATTGGTGGATCTGCAAGGAACATTGAGATTGGTAATGTAACAACTGGATCACAGAATATCAAGATTGGTAATACAAGTGGTGATAGTGAGATTACTATTGGTGATAGTATTGATGGAACAAATACTAACAAATCCAAGTTAACTCTTGGTGGTGCATTTGCAAGCACAGAGTCTGACTCCTTCGTACAGATTGATACTAAGGCACTTAAGACTGCTGGTGATGTAATACTTGGTACTAGAAGAGGATTATCTGATTCTACTAAGTTTGAATCTCCATCTGGAACTGTTGAATTCTTATCTGGTAACAGTGCAACAAGTATCGTAGACTTTGCTACTAATGCTTCTACATTGAGAATTGCTGGTCAAGGTGGTACAACTACAATTAGAAACAATTTAGTTGTTGATGCTACATCAAGATTTAATGCTGATGTAACATTATGTGGTGGTAATGCTTCTTACTCCTTCGTTGGACGTAGAGCACAGGCTGGTTCTACAATTCAGAGTCATACAAGTGGTGTTCTTGGTAATAATCTTTATGACAATAATGTAGATTTAATTACTGTTTTAGTTTCCACTGCTGCAACAGGTGAACTTAATAAGATTGACACAGCTGGTTCTGGTGATTGGGGTGGAACTGCATATCAACAAACTCCTGCTGGTCAAAATGCTGGTGTATTCCCAACTCTAAGTGGTGACAAATATTACTTACCACTTAAGAGAACTCCTTATGATGCTAATGGTAATCAATACTACAATGAGAATGATATTCTACTTATTGATACTGTTGAACAGGGAACTGAATACGCTGAATTTGTCAAGATTACACGTCTTCCACAAATTAATAGCACACCATATTACATTGAAGTACAAAGACAACCATTTGGAACTCTATCAACAATAAGCACAGAGCATCCTGATACAACAAACATTTATAAGTGTAATGTTCAGTTTGATGCTACATGGACTACTCAAATTATTGATGGTTCTGGAGCAGAAGATAATGTTTACTTATCACAATTTGGTGGAGTATTGACAGGTTCTGATAATCGTGCTACAGGACAACCTGGCGATTATGTAATTATTTCTCGTCCTTCTAATGGTAGTGATGGTGAAATATTTGAACTCAAGACTACATTAGATCAAGTTTCTAAAAAATTCTCCGTCAAAAATGGATGTGATACTAATTCAGAGAATACATTATTTGAAGTTGACTCTGTAACTGGTGCTGTAACCATCAATGGTGATCAGTCATACACTGGTGGTCTCACATTAAATGGCACATGTGCTACACCATATCAGAATTCAACTGCTAATAAGAAGTTGACTGTAACAAATGGTAGTGGTATTAAGACTTTTGAGGTTGATACTTGCACAGGTGATACAACAATTGGTAATGTACATGGAACTCACTTTGCTGTTGCTGAATCCTTTGGTACATCACCAGCTGGATATACAACTAGCGATGTAGTTCATGTTTATAGACATGATCCACAGTCAGATAACCAGACTCTTGCTTCAAGACCATTTACAACAATTGCAGCTGCTGTTGTACCAGCAACTACAAATATTCAAATTCAAGCAAATTATGATTCATTTACAATTGGTGATTTAGTAGCAATTTACGATAGCACTCAAATTGAGATTATACAAATTACTGCTGCACCATATGTATCTGGATCTAGTCAGTTCTTACCAACATCATCTAATGCCACATATACCAATGGTGGTAGAGGTGTAGAAGGAACGACTGCAATAAATGCTGCTGTTGGTCTTAATGTTGTTAAGTTGAATAAGTTAGGAACAACAACATTATTAGAAGATTTACCTGCTACTCGTGCTTTGAGAGCACCTGCAACTGGTAAGACATTCAAAGCAAGAACTCCTAATACTCTTGATACAAGACTTGAACTTGGATTAGTTAATGCTGATCTAATTCAACCAAAACTTGATTATATTCAATTTATCAGAATAGGATCTGAATTCTTCCTTACTGATAGTGTTGATGGAAGTCTTGATGCTTTCTATGCAATCAAGATGCCTAAGAGTGTCAGAATTCCAAATACTGTTGGCACACCTCTGGTTGATTTATTTGGTGGCGGTCACACAGTTGTTAATGATGACCTCACTATCAACAGTGGTGTATTCAGAATGTATGGTTCTGATAGTAAGACTTTAGTTCTATCTATCGCAAACGATGATGGTCACGCAGGTGATGGATCAATTGAAGATCCAATAACTAATACCAATGGTATGACACTTAAAGGTGCTGCCAACTTCTTTGGTAATCTTAGAATATTCTATGAGCAGTGTCAGTCAACTGGAGTCTGCAACAGTGTAGAGTCTATCAAGATGGAGTCTCTTACAGGTAGTATATTCCTTGGTGAAAAATACTATCAGAAGGGTAAAGTTCTTGCTATAGAATCTGCAACTGATAAGATGTTCCAGATAGATAATCTTGGATCTGCTGGTACTGGTGGTACTACTGGTCCTAAAGACTTTACAATCTATCACAACAATGCTATTGATTCATTCGGTATTGAGAAATACTGGACAGCAAATGGTGGTAGAAGACACACATATGTTGCATTTGATATTACAACTGGTATAGGTCAGCAAGAGACTAACCCATTACAGGTTAACAATAACTATCTGATCAATGCTACATCTGGAAGCAACATGGTTTTATATCTACCAGATAATCCACAAACAGGTGATATGATTAGATTTACTGAACTTAGTGGTAATTTAACATATAACACAAGTTTGATCATCAGAGCGAAGAAAATTAATAATGTTGCTACAGCAATTCAGGGTGACACAGTTGGATCTAAACTTGATGCTGGTGCTGGTCAAGTAAGAACAGTAGCATGGGATTCTGGTGAATTGGTTGTTCAAACACGTAACAGTGCATTTGGATTGGTTTATGTCGGTACATTTGATGTAGAAGGATCTACATCACAACAAACAATACCAGCTTCATTAAGAGGTTGGTGGTTAATGGAGTTATAATAAATGGCAGTAAAATACGATTCAATAAAAACAATGAGAGCTGCCAAGATTGGCACGATCATGCCTTGGGGTGGTGATGGAGGAAATGGATTTTTAGAATCTAACATTCCTAAAGGATGGATTGTATGTAAAGGTGATACACTCACCGCTTCTGATTATCCATTGTTAGCGTCAGTCATAGGTGATACTTATGGTGGTGATATGACTGATGCTAGTAATAATCATTATGAGTTCCCTTATATTGGTACAGCTGCAACATTTAGATTACCACAATTATCTAATAGTGTGTTAATGGATTTAGAACCTGCAAACTTACAGGATACTAAGTATCAACAAGGACAGTCAGATGCTGCGACTGTAATAGGAAACTTAGTTGCAGGATATGGTGAAACTAATTCAGTAACAACAACATATGAAGCAACAGCTGATATTGATTTTTCTCTAAATCTTGCTGGTAATTTATATTTTAAATTTACTGGTTTTAATTTAACTGCTCCAGATTTTTTAGAGACAGTATATGTGCTCAATCGTAAATTAGGTATCAATCATACACCTGCTCACGGTCATTCTGACACAATTCAAACTGCTAATCCAAGTGCTACTGGAGCTATGGCATTTAAAACAGACCAAGGTGTTGCAATGGATGGTAGTTCAACGACATCTAACTGTAACGCAACTCACGGTCCTAATACATGCTCTAATGCTGAAACTAATCCAGTATCATGGCAAAATGGTGCAACTAACATCACATTTTATGGTGATGAACAGCATGAGTGGACGTTACCAAGATGTGAAAGATTTATAGAATATGTCAATGAAGCAGGTAAAAATTATTGGAACCACGTTCCAGCTGGTGCTGCTAACTGGAGAGGAGTTGATAGGGGATCTGGTCAAGAAAGTGCAACTTATACTCAAAATATATTTGCTCAAGGAAATACTGCTGCTATTAATGCATGCACTCCAGTAGATACTCACAAACAGGCAGCACACGTTGGTATGTTTCCAAGACCAATAGAAAGAAGATCAAGACCAAACTTCTTTGGATATGATGGAGTTCCAAGATCTGCCGATGCCATGCCTGACGATCCAGAACATCCAAATGCAGCATTTGAGGTTGCTAATGTGAGTATCCCAACTGCTACAAGAACTATTGTATTGCCAGCTGGTGTTAATATTGGTAGAACTTATGGTACTGCACCAAATACATGGACTCAGCACGATAAAATTACTCCATTGATGTATGTTACAATCAAAGATCCTGCTAAAAAATATACTTATTGGACAAGCACTGGTGGATCACAGGTACAGAAAGTTGAATATGATCAACCAACTGATAAGTATACGATTACTGTAAATGATCAATTAGGAACAGTGCCTGGTACAGAAACTTTAGTATTCAGACATGGTGCATGGCCAATGTCACTCAATCAAGGTGCTGATCTTAAGAATCCTCTGGAAGATTCATTCAGAGCACATAATCATGGTAGTTTTGAAATATCTCAAGGTATTGGATCTATGGCAGGTCCTCCATCATACACTGCTGATAATGCAAATGGATCTTCATTACAGGCAGATAGTCTTGAAAATGCTCTAAATATTTCATGTGATACATCACAACCTTCGTTAACTATGACATTCATAATCAAAGCATACTAATGGCAGTTTTATACACTAAAGAAAGATCAAAGTATGGTAATTTAACAGGTCAAATTATAAATTGGCCAGTTGATTACAATGGGTTACCAGATGACGGACAAAATGTAAATAATTTACCTGCTGGTTATTTAAAATGTGATGGTACAAAATACTTTGCTGAAGATTATCCACAACTTGCTGCTATATGTGGAACAGGATCTAATTGCAAGTTTATCAGAAAAAATGCAGATGGCACTAATTTTGATAATTTATTAGACACTCAATTTATGGTTCCTGATATGGGATCTAAATATGCAGAACCAACTTCGGGTGCTAACGCAGGTGTATATAATAATATAAGATTGAATAATGCTTTAGGAAATGAATTTAGTAGATCTGGTATTGGTATTGAAGCGGCTTCTGCTATCGGAACTCCTGTTAATATAACATATACAGGACAGATTAATGTTCCTAGTCAAGAAATTGAAGTTAGAGGAAAACCATCATGGGAATATGCTGGTGCTACTCATTATACTGATACAGAGGGTGTTGAAGAAAATGCTATTCATCCACATGCACATTTTCATAACGCTCGTAGATCAAGAATGTTAGCTACTACAGAAAGTAGTACTAATAATCCAGCTGCAGGAGGACCGTTAGGTAGAAGAAATGCATCAACTATTCCTATACAAGATTGGTTAGATGCTACTAAAAATAGTAGTAATGAACCTGGAAGTGCTCAAGAACAATGTCGTACAGTTCGTTGGGTTCCAGCTGGTGGTGTAGGACAAACAATCACTACTCAGAATTTTGGTTTAGGATCACAACAAACAATTTATTGGGGTCATTGTATCATAGGTGGTTGGGGACCTGGACCTGGTACAGAATTTTTATACCAATGTCTTAATAATAATCCTTATCAGTTAGATGGTGGTGATGATCAGAACTATGAGGGATCACCAGATGGAAGTCATTCTGCTAGATTTGCTAATAAAACACGAGTATTAGGTATTTGTGTATTTAATGGTAGTGGAGCTGCTGCATCACATACATTTACTGTTCCTGTAACATATGCAAATGGTTTATCAGGTGTTCCACTTGATGTTGATGGTGTAAGTTTGCATGATGTTCTTCCTTTACAATCAAACTTTCAATATGCTACAAGTAGAGTAGTTCCTGATTTACAGAATGAGGAGACTGACACTGCTGATTTACCTCAACCAACCAATCCAACACTACATAATCATCGTATTGATCTAGTTAAAGGTGACCATACATATAAAGTAAAGACAAATGCTATTGTTGTTAATCCAGAAAATATAGAAACAACAATGAACATAGGAGCTGATGCATCAAGATCAATTGACTCTGCAACTACTCCATTTATTGTGATGGAATTTCTAATTAAAACATAATTATGACACAAGGATATAGAAACGCTAGGAAGGGATATTTAACAGACCTTCTCACAGATACCACACCCATCGGTTCTATTGTATCTAACCTCAAAGCAGGTCAGAATTCTTATGATCATAATTTTGTTAAAGCAACTGCTAGTAATTATCCAAATTTAACTGAAGCTGGTGGTAATGCTTATCTTACAGGTGATGATCCTGCATATACACATGAAGGATACTTATATTGTGATGGGAAGGAATATAATATAGGTGATTATCCAGGATTATATGAAATTGTTGGTACAAAATATGGTGGAAGATCCAGTAATGGAATTGATGTAGTTACTGGTGGATCAGGATATACAATATCATCTACTGTTATTATAACAACCGCACCTCCTGGTGGAGTTGATATGACAGCAACCGTTGGAGAAGTTGATTCAAATGGAAAAATTCTATATTTAAACATTACCAGTAGTGGTCAGGGATATACTTCAACTCCCACTGTATCTGTAACAGGTGGAACTGGTGCTACATTTGCGGTAAGAATGACTGATTTAACTGCTGCTGGTGGTGCATCATTACAACCTATTAATACCAATAATGTGATGGATCATTGGGGTGATCCATACTTAGGAACATTTAAAGTTCCTGATTTAATTGCTAAGAAAATAGTTGGTAACGGTCCTGTATATGGTAACAACTCTCCTAATGCAGGAAATATTAGTATTGCAACTGGTACTACAGGTGGTGCATGGTATCTTGATAAAGATCAACAAGACGAATATTTTTCTTTAGGTACAATTGTTACAAGTGGATATGATAAAGTAGTAGAAACTACTGGTTGTACAATTATTGGTAGTCAAGATGTTACTTTGACTATGAGAGAAAGAAAACTCTCTGGTGTTCCTCAACACAGTCACATCATATATCATTCTACACCTGGTGGTGGTGAATGGGTTGGTGGAGCAAGTGGAGATAGATATTTACAAGATTATAAACCATCAACAGGAAAAGTTACTAGGTGGTATCCTACTGGTGATGGTATTGTAATGACTCATAAACATGGTCTTTTAAGACAACCTCTTGCAAATAATACAATAGCAACATATGATGCTTTTGATTATGCAGGTGGTGCTGGTGGTACGGGTGGTACTGCTGACCCCGTACCAGCATTTGCTAGTGGTGCAAATGAACCTGGTGATTATTATCTTGCATCTGGTGGAGGAGCTGGATCTTATGAATTTCAAACTACCATACCCAACCCCATAAGCAAACCTATTCTTACCACTACACAACTTGGTGGTAAATTATCCACAACAGGTGGCACACCAATATATGATTATAGTAATGTATTTGAATATACTACACCTGGTACATATACTATTGATTTAACTGGTATTGTTGGTACTCCTGATCAATTAAAATATACATTGTATGGTGGAGGAGGATCAGGTGCTGCTGGTACAAAGCAAGGTAATAATGGTGGTGAAACATACCTTAAGGTTGGTGATGGATCATTAGTAAATTTAAAAGCATCTGGTGGTGGCGGTGGTAATGGAAGTCAAGGATTACAAGGCGGTGTAAAAGGAGCAGCTGGTACTGCCATTAATACTGGTAGTTTAAATGCAGCTGGTGCAGTAGCAGGACAACCTGGTGGTGATGGTCAAAATGGTACAACAGGAGGTGGATGGCCATATGTTGATTATCCAAGCGACCCTAATGGTGGTGGTGCAGCAGGTATATTAACTGGTAATTATGCTGATGGTAGTCCAGGCATAAATTCATTGATCGGTGGGCAGAGTGGTAATAGTAATCAAACTTTTACCTCTGATGGCACTATTAATCTATCTGGTATTACAGGACTCACTGATGTTACTTTTGAACTACATGGTGGTAAAGGTAGAAATTCTTTTTATGGTAATTTAGCAGGTGGTGCTGGTGCTAAGATAAACATTTCATTGAAAAGTAATCAATTAGCATCATTCACTGGAGCACAGTGGACTGTGCAAATAGGACCAGGTTGTACCACTAAGGGTGGAGCACAAACATCATCCGCTGGTGATGGTGGTACTGGTGGTAATGGTCATAATGGTGCTCATGGTGGTGGAGGTGGTGCTGCTACAGCATTGCTAAGAAATGGAACTGTAGTTGCTGGTGCTGGCGGTGGCGGTGGCGGTGGTTCTAATGGATATGATGGTGGACCTGGTTCACCAGGACAACCTAGTCCAATTGGAGGTGTTCAAGCAACAGCTCTCGCCATCGGAATGGGCGGTGGTGGAAATGGTGGTAATTATGGATGCATCGGTGGCGGTGGAGGAGGAGGTGGCGGTGGCTGTGGCACTGCTGGCCAAACATATAATGGAGTTGGTAATGGTGGTGGATCTGGTGGTATCGGTGGCGGACCTGGTGGAGATGGTGGCCATGGGGGTGGTGCTGGTGGTAATCAAGGTATTTCATCCTATTCTACAACTTATTTCCAATCAGGAACTCTTGTTAACTCTTCATTGACAGATGGTAAAGTTGTTATGGTAGCAAACTATAATAATGATTATTGGACTCCTGGTGGTGGAGGTGGTGGTTCTGGTGGATCTTGGACTGGATTTACACAGTTTGCAAACTTAGGTAATCCTGCATCAATTGAAGTAAAAGTTGGTGCTGGTGCAACTGGTGTAACAGTTCCTGGTCAAACAACAGGAACTACTGGTAATGGTTTAAATGGATATGCTAAGGTAGAACTTGGTATTATTACTGGATATGATAATCCACAACAAATTACAACTGATGATCCTCTAATCAAATCAGCATCATTTAGTAATGTAGTTGATGATGTTTCAATCAATACTAACGGTTCTGGAACTGGCACTGCTGGTGGATTCAAACTTCCAACCGCAGATCCAATTGTATACATTCGTGGAGGTGGTGGAACTGGAGCGACAGCAACCCCAGTCATGACCAATGGTGTAATCACAGGTGTAAATGTAACAAACAGTGGATCAGGATATACTGAAACACCTTATGTTCATATATTACATGGTCAAGGTGGAGGTGCAATTGCTACTGCAACTTTAGGAACTGGAGGTAACTCTGATAAAGTTGATAGTATTACTATTGCGTCAGGATCAGCTTCATCATATTCAAATTACTTATTATTTGGTGGAAATCATAATCAAACATCTGTTGGTGCTAAGACAAGATGGGTAGAACTAAAACCTGTAGACACATCAAATGCTACACATTTTTCTATTAAGGCAGCAAGGGGTAATGGTGTAAATGGTGGTGATCCATCAGAAGAATCTTTGCAAGTATATTATTCAACAGCAGGATCTCCTACTACTTGGATACTCGTTGACACTATTATTGCAGGAAGAACCACAGCAAGAACTGATCCTTTTGCTGGTACTATACCTCAAGTTGATTTGAATAGTAACTGGGATGGTGCTGCTGGTGATACCAAATGGTATACTTACACAGTTGTACTACCACAAAATGCAAAAGCAGCAGGTACTAATTTCAAAATAGAGCAAGTACGTGCTGATGCATCATCTACAAATGATAATGCTGGTAATACAGATCACTTTGCAATTTGTGAATTTATATGGTGGAATGGAAAGGCAACCACTTTAGTATATGTTCCTACTGCTGGTAAAATGCTCAAGCAAGCAGTTGATTCATTGACTTATACTGTTGATGGTGAAGTAGGACCATCTGTCACATATAGTTCTGGTCTTGGTTGTAGTGATGCCACAATGACATTGAAAGCAACAACTAAAATTGAACCACAGGCAACTATTGATCCAGATATAGATGTACCATTGTTAACTCCTTACAGAACATGTAAGTACCTGATCAAGGCATATTAACTAAATAAGACGGAGACTATAATTACAAAATGTCAGTACCAGTATTACAAGTGCAATTAGATGTAATAGCACAAGAATTATCATATATGGGCACATCAAAACCCATTCCAGAAAGTTATTGGAAAGATACACTTCTCCCTTTGTTGTATCCTGATTGGGATACTGATAAAGATAAACTGATAACATTTAGTTATTATAGTGACAGTAATAAGTATATTGCTGCACGTAGAAAGTTTGTAAGAAACTTTAAGACTAATACAGATGAGTGGAAAGACTATGAGATGGAAGCAGTTGATAATGCAAAGGCTACTACTCTTAAAGACAAATTGATTGAAGGTTGGTATTTAATTGACTCCATTGAAAATACCAATTTCCAAACAGAATTGGCACAGATGTATGCCAAGCAAGCACAAATTACACCATTGAGTGTAAGACTTGCTAGAAATTTCTTATTAGATGAATCTGATTGGGTAATGTGTAGTGACTGTCCATTGAGTGCTGATGATAAGGCACTGTATACTACATACAGAACTAAGTTAAGAGATCTTACTGGTACTCCTGAGTTCTCTGGTAATGCAGCTGGAACTAAGTTTCCAATATCACCCGAATTTTATAATAAAATCTATAAGGTAGAAAATCCATCCAATGCATATCTTGCAACAGATGATCAATTTTTACCACTAGCAAATCATTATCTCAAACAGTTTAAAGATAAGATAGCACACTTTATGCTATTAAAATCATTAACACAAACTAATTACTTTAGTCAACTTATCATTGAGTATCAACAGGCTAAACCACATTTAGATGAGACAGAAGAAATACCAATGGACGCTGCTAAAAAAGCAGATTTCTTAAATCTATTAATTCAGAAAGCACAAGAAGAACTAGGATCATGATTGTAGAAGGAAACGAACTATCTCTATTTGATTTGATATCTTATTATAGTAATAGGAATCAATGTGCATGTTTGTATTTTAATCTAGACAAATACAATAGTTTAGATGCTACAAAGAAAGCAACTGTTACAACGTATTACGAAGCATTTGTTGATGATTATGTTATGGATATAATAAAACAAGGTGGAATATACAATACAATTAAATTTGACGATGAAACTGCTGCTGGTATTAATGCAGAATCATGGTTTCCTAAATTGGCACAATGCCCAGATGCAGATCATTACATAGGTGCTTATGTTGTTGATGCATTTGGTGATATAACTTGGCAAAATTAAGGGACAATATAACAAACTGTCACACACCCC